GTCGATCACCTGCTTGCCTCTCCGGTCTCCGGAGACGAGCCGCTGGTAGCGTGAAGTTTGCCTGACGACCTCCGAGTGAGATCGCGCTTACCCCGGGTATCCCCCGGGGTTTTTTTTGCGCGAAGCACTCATCAGGATGAGAACAAGAGTATCGCAAACTTGACAAAGTATCATCACGATGATATTATTGTCGTGTGGTAGCAGACGCCTACCACGCGCTCTTTACCAACTAGGAGGATGAAAGCATGAAGGATGTTTCTGTGGCCCAGAAGCTGTACGAGAAGTACGTGATGCTGTGCGCGAACGACAACCGGCTCACGGTCACCATTGCGCGTCGACCGAAGATCGCCTTGGATGGCACCGTCGGGATGATTCCGGACGTGATCGTTGGCTACCAGCACCCGGACGGCGGCTTTACCCCGCTCGCCAGCCTGCTGACCAAGGCCGAGATTGACCAGATGGACCCGGACTTTGAGGCTGGCGGCAAGCTGGCAGTCGCGTTCCGAAAGGAGCGCAAGGAGGACCAGCGGCAGCGCCCGGAGGAGTTTGGCAAGTCTGGGCAGAACCCAGCCTTCGCGGACGCGGCGATCACCGCGATGCGGCTCGACGGCTAGTGGCAACAGCGCCAGCAAAGAGGGCGGGGGTAACCCCGCCCTTTTTCTCTGCCCTGTGCCGGGGTGTGCCAGCCGCCCGTGCGTCCGTAGTGTCCAGCCTGTCGCGCCTGTCACTTGCGAGGTTGGCGGTGGGGGTGGGATTCGAACCCACGGAAGTCTTTGAAACTTCGCCTGTTTTCAAGACAGGAGCCTTAAACCTCTCGGCCACCCCACCCTGCGGTGTCACGATACTAATACCCAAGCATCGGTTTTCAAGACCGGTTTTCGGGGTCTGCACCTGTTTCACGTGAAACACTCGCGGTCCTATTTTTCTCGGCGTTTTCTGCGATTACGCGGTACGCCTGTCGCCAGAAACCGGTGGCATTGTGCCAGCGGTGTGCCGGTTACTTTCCTCGTACGCAGGCAGATACGCAAGGTATATCTCGGTCGTCTTGACCGAGGTGTGCCCGAGGTGCTTCGACAGCCCATAGATGTCCCCGCCCGCAAGCAGCCAGCGGACCGCGAAGGCGTGCCGTAAGTCGTGGAAGCGAAATCGCCTTAAAGCACGGCCTTGGACCGCCTCTCCGTTGACCGCCCGCTGCATCACGTGCCGGAAAGCACCGGCTGGACTGGCTAGCTGCTCTCCGTCGACGCCATGCCCAAACACGAGGTGCGACCGGATGTGCCGGGGTGTGCCAGCGAGTGTGCCGGTAGCGTCCCCCCCCGGCGTCTTGAGCCTCACGACCCGCGGGCGCGAAACCTTGGTCTGCGTCAGCAGCACCTCTCCGCGGTCCTCTCGTACCTCCCGCCAGTCGAGCGTCACCGCCTCCATAAGGCGCATCCCGGTGTTTGCAGCAAACAGGATCAGGCGACCCACGTTGCCTGTCGCGTACGAGGCGACCGTCTCAATGGCATCTAGGGTTGGGGGAACCATCACCCGCTTGCGCGGGCGCACGAGCTTCCGGTCCCATTCCCGGGCTGGGTTGTGGTCGCACATCCCAGACGCTACGGCGACCCGAAACACGCTGGACGCCGCCGTCAGGTCGCACAAGATGGAATAGTTGGACACCGGCCCCATCTGCTTGAGCTTGCCGTCCGGCCCGCGCCGCACGAACCCCTTCTTGCGCTCCCGGATGAAGTCGGCGATCTCGCGTCGCCCGATCTCGGAGAGGCGCTTGTTACACCAGAAGTGGTCGAATAGCCGAAGGCTGTCCAGATAGCGGCCCCGTACCCGCGGCTTAAGCCCACCGCCGCCCTGTTCCATTGACCCTATGGTCTCGGACCATGCGACCACCGCAGCCCGCCACGTCGCCTCACCGCCGCCCTCGCTCCTACCCAGCTGCTCCTTCCAATCGGCGAGCGCTAGCTTGGCGGTAGCCTCATCAGCCGTGCGTAAACTTCGTCTGTACTCAACACCCCGGACCTGTAGCCGACCCCACCACGTCTTACCTCGTCGGTAGATGTTGCCTGACATCGCTGTTCCTTACCTTGTATCCAACCGCGGATCGCGGTCTCGTCGATGGTCCATCGCTTTCCGACCTGAATGGCGCTAGGAATCTGGCCGCTGACGCAGAGCCGCAAGACAGTGCGTGGCGACACGCCAAGGCGTATGGCGCACTCTTGAATCGTGATTCTCATTTCAGTCGTCCCACGTCACTCTGCCGCCGAACCGACGGACTTCGCTGTCTAACTTGCGCCGCACTTTCTGCAGCGACGACTCGCCGGTCCAAAGCCACCACCACCAGCGGCGCAAGCGCACGACGCGCCGCAACACCGTCCAACGCATCACCACACCCGCTTGGGCCGGTCGAGGTGGTATTGATTCCTGCACGGCTGGCAAACGCCCTCAACGAGCCGACCCGCCCACTCGCCGCAGAGGTCGCAGTCGCCCTCTACTGGGTCACGTTGCCGCGCCTCGTCTTTGCTGACGTGATCTTTCTCTTCGTGTCGCCAGTCGCGTTGCCGCATCTCAAACCCCCGTGCCGTGCAAGTCTCGCTTTCAGTAGTCTCCGGTCTGAATGGCTTTCTGAATGTCGCCGCTTGGTAGTCCCTGAAGCTCTGCCGGAGCGCATTGCGCGTGTCGCAGCAGGTGCAGGTAACCTAAAATGGTGGTGACCCCTACGACGCACACGATGATCAAGGCAAGCCGCTTCATGCCGTCGGGTCTTTCGGGCGCAGCATCGTCTGCACCAGCGGCAGCAGTTGCGGCGGGGTCCATCCCCCGGGCTTCAGCACCTTGCCGTCCTCGCGCCGACGCACCTCGTAGACGAATCCCTGTCCTTTGCAGGACAGGCACGGCTGTTGAGAGCGCCGCTCCTGATTGTCGATGTAGGCGACCTTGCCAGTTGCCTCGCAGGCGAGGCAGACGTGCTTAATCTTGTCAACGTTGCTGCGATGGACCTCGTCCCACAGCGGCTGTGGGTCTAGCCCCAGCGCGTGCATCAAACCGCTGGCGACGTAGATCAGGTCAAGGCACGCGTCGGCGATCTCGGTGACCGAGCCGTCGGTTGGCTGGCGCAGGTGATCGCGCCACGCCTCCTCAAGCTCCGAGAACTCCTCGTCGACGAGCCGCTTGTATAGCTCCGCGGTCGCGGGCGACGGCTCCTGCCGAAAGTAGTTCATGAAGGATTTCTGGTCTTTGAACACCAAGTAACTCATTTACTCGTCCTCTGGTTTTTCAGGCTTGTTGTCTCGTGCAGTCCAGCACAGCGCTGCGACGAAATATCCCAGCACCGCGCCGCCCCACGCTCCACACATCAAGACTGCGAACGTACTCATAACTGCTCACTCCTAATCGCGCCGAGCGCACGAAGCGCCCGACGGACTTCCGAGATGACGTTCCGGAGAGCGCGGGTGTCGCTGGCAGAGCGTGCAACCACAACCATCCGGGCTTGCTCCTGAAAGACGAGAGACGCAGCGGAATGTTTGCGTCGCTCGGTGAAAAAGACGCTGGCCCCGACCCAGCTGGAGACCTCGTGCTGAATGGCACGTCGAAATTCGCCGGTCATGTGCCACTACGGAGGCTCTTGGTCCGGAAGAACTCCGCGTGCTGCGGATGATCATGCATGAACAGACGGGCGTAGTACGGCGTGTAGTTGTTCGACATTTTGAACTCCTCGCCGTCGGTCTCGATTTCTGTATGCCAGCGGATGCGTTCGAAGATGGCCTTGCTGGAGTAGTGATGGTGTCCACGGCGAATGACGTCGTAGGTGAACCGCTTGAACAGTTCATAGACGTGCGGGTTCTGCTTATGCCACCGCCACCATTGCGCTTTGATAGAAGCCGACGGAGCGCTGTACTCAACGTGGTGAGTAATCCGTAATGCTTCTGCGTGATGCGCTTCCACACCAGCCTCCGCGTTAGAACGGGATGTCGTCGTTCGGGTCGTCGGCTGCCGGTGCCGCAGGCTTCGACGCCGAGGCGCTACGCGCCGGAGCCGCGCTCTCGCCGTACGACTTCTCGCGCACGGGGTAGACCGACACCATCACGCGATCCGAGCGGTCCTTGTTCGCCACGTACTGCGTCTCCATCGCAATCACGATGGAGTCGATGGCGAGAAACATGGTGCCGTCGTCCTTGGTGTAGACCGCGCCGATGTTCTTGGTGCGTGCCTTGGTCGCGCCGGTCCGGTCGGTGTACTCGCCAACCTTCAGAACAAGATCATGCGTTTGCTTGGATGCCATTTGTGCTTTCCTCGTTGAGAGTGATTTCTTCAGTCGTCTCGCCCAGCAGAACTCCGGGTTCGACGCCCATGTGGTCGGCGGCTTTGACAATCAGGTCGGCCCGCATCATGCGAGCGCCGTTCTCGTGCCACCGAATGGTGTTGACCGAAACGCCCAGCACCTTCGCCAGATCGCGCAGCCATACGGAACGCGCACGCCGGATGACCCGAAAGGTCTCGCCAAGCCGCGCCTCAAAGTCGCCTTTAGGTGTGGGAACTGTTGCCATCGTTGTCCTCTTGGAAGTTGCCCTCGGTCGGCGGGAATGCCGCGGTGGGTTCGGGCTTGGCCCCACCGGCGAAATCGTCGAGCGCGGCACGTGCGTTGCGCGTGGCGATACGCGCTACAGGCGGTGTGACATCCACCGCATCCCGGATGCGCTCTGCCTCATCCGGGTCGTAGATACCCACGAAGCCGAAGGCGACGCGGGCGCATTGGATCATCGCCTTGTGCCGCAGGAACCGACTGGTGTGGGTCTGCCACGGGCCGTTGTTGACGTAGCCGCGGTCGTTCTTGAACGGCGGGCGGTAGCACTCGCTGAACCGCTCACGCACGCTGATGGGATGCGACCGGTCCTTGCGGTAGATGCGGCACTCAATCCACTCCGGGCAGGGCTGGTGTTCCGCGCTCTCGACCAGCTTCTCGCTCTCGACGAACTCCATGCCGTCGAACTGCGGGCTGCTGTTGATGATGCGGCTCCACCCGTCGATGCCAACCACCGGAACAATCCCGCTCTTCTTGTCTGGGAAGGCGTAGATTTCCTTGGTCCATGGGTTGAGGTCGTACTGGTTGGCGACCACGAGGAGCGCCATCATCTGCTCGTTGGTGACGTCGCCGCGGAAGGCAGTCGCCTTCAGCGCAGAGAGCATCTTGTCGGGGTCCACGCTGTACTTGTTCGCCATCAAGGCGAGCAGTCGGGCGCGGGGCTGGGTGCTTTCGATGGTTGTTACGGCTGACATGGTGTGCCCTTCCTCACAAGGTTGGAGTGATGGTCAAAGCGCCCCGATACGTGAGCGCTTTCTGAATGCGCTCCGGAATGACCTTTTCCGGGCGCTCGACTACGGGCCATGACATCCGGTAGCCCGACGCGACCGCCTTGGCGGCGTCACCGAGCTTGGAGGCGATCTGCCCCTTGAGATGCGAGATGGTGGCCTCTAGCTGGTCGGCCTCGGCCTTGCGGGCGAGGTAGTCCGCGCAGAGTTGCGGCAGGTCGCCGTCGGCGGTGAGGTCGACCTGCAGTGCCTTGCTACCGTAGCGGTAGGTCTCGGCAACGCTGTCGTAGTCGGCGACCCACTTGGGTTCGGTGCCGGTCTCGACTCCTTCCCAGAAGGCGGCGATGGCCTCGGCAATCTTCTGCTGCGTCGGCTCGTGCCGCTCAATGCGCCCGCGCAGGAGGCGGTTGCCGCCCACACACGCGACGATCCAGCCGTGGTCCGCGCCTACTGCGCCGATCTGGTGCTGTAGCTGCAGGACGTAGTTGAGGGGCGGCATGATGATCTCGTCGCCTTCGACCGCCCAGCTGTCGCGGAACGCCAAGCCATCGACGTTCTTGAACTCAATCGGCGGGAACCCCGGCTCGTGCGCCTCGTAGTCGAGGCTGGCTCCCCACCCCGTCACCGTGGCGTGGGTGCAGTAGCGGCGCACCTTGCGGAGCTTCCACTTGAACTTCTCCCCGGCCCACGCGGCAAGCGCAGGCTCAAGGAAGTTGCCCGCCTGCACGCGCTCGTTGCTCGACAAATCGTCGGGCATGACGCGACCGGCCTTCTCCTGCCAGAGGCGGTAGCCGGTCTTGAAGGGGGAAAGACTCTCGACGAGGGTCGCGCCCTCGGGCGGGGTCTCGTACAGGTGCAGGACGGCCTCGGTGCCGTCTGCGTATCGCCAGCGATAGAACAGGCTGGCGACTTCCGAACCACCTACGTGACTGTCACGTAGCGAGAGCCATTCGGCCTCGTTGCTTACTGCGATTGCGCCCATGAAATCCTCCGGTTGCCGCCCAATGCGGTAAACCGGAAGATATCACGGGCATGACAGTTACGCAATAGGAAATGTTCGGGTCGTGATATTTTCTAGCGTCTAACTGTTTTTTCGGTGATACTTTTCTTCAAACGACTTGGGCAATCGAAACGACAGCATGAGCCGCATCAACCTCTACGTCGATCAGCGCAGCAGCGTTCCACGCCGTCAGCGTGTACAACCCAGCCTGCGAGCCGCGCTGAATCTCTCTGACCAGACGCTGCTTTTGCGCCGTGACGTCTACTACTGCCAGCTTGCCGATGAGGGCGTCCGGCGGTCGTGCTTGCTTCTCGTAAAACAGCGTCCATCCACCGGGGATTGGATGCAGGCCGTCTTTGTCTATTCTGGCGGCAAGCACTTCGACATCGGTCGGCAGCCCAATCGGTCTGGCAACAAACGCTTGGTCGTCCACGCTGAATACCCTCCCGTAGATGCCAACCACAGCTTCGACGCGAACCATCTGTGGCGGCGTAGCTTTAGACGCAACAGGGGTATTACCAAGCAGTTCATCAACAGACGTGCTGGCGGCTTTTGCAAGTTTCTGCAGCGTGTCGGCTGTCAGATTTGCGCTGACTCCGCTCAAGTAGTTGTAGAGAGTGCTGGATCGAACTCCTGCCTTCTTCGCCCATGGGTGCGGTTTCAGGCCGCGCTTTTCCATGAACGACTTGAAGCTATCACGGGACGCATTCTTTTTAACAGTCACACCGGTGGCCCTCCTTGCGAATTTTTATGATCCTCATCACAAAAACTTTTAGTTCTTCACAAACCAAAGCGCTTCTCCACTGCGCGCAACACGGATAACCCATGCCCCTGCGGTTTGCTCGCGGTAGTTCCTCTAAGTTTCGGAACATCAAGACCGAAATCGACGGTGTCGTCTTCGCCTCCAAGGCAGAGGCGACCCGATATGTCTACCTCAAGAATCTGCTGCGGGTTGGAGAGATTGCGGAACTTGAGCTTCAGCCCCGACACAACCTTGTCGTGAACGGGATCAAGGTATGTGCGTACATCGCGGACTTTCGCTATCGGCGCGTATCGACCGGCGAAATCATCACGGAGGACGTGAAGTCCAAGCCCACTCGAACGCCGGAGTACCGGATCAAAAAGAAGCTGCTCAAGGCGCTGTATGACGTCGACATTGTCGAAGTCGGCTAGTGCCAGACGCATCTCATTTGCCGCAAGGACTTGACCTAATGTGAGTGAGACATAATTATCACGCCCATGACAGCGTTTGGAGGATGGCGTGCCGTCAGTATCACCGTTTGAACAAACCCGGGGGCGACCATGAAGCGCCCCGCGTTCCAGTTTTATCCCGCCGATTGGCGCAAAGACCCGTCGCTGTCGACGTGCTGTCTCGCGGCACGAGGGCTGTGGATCGAACTCATGTGCATCATGCACGAGGCGTCCCCGTACGGGGTGCTGGCGGTCAACGGCAGGCCGATGACAGACCTGCAGATCAGCAGGGCCGTCGGCGAACCGATGGACGTTGTGCAGGGGCTGCTGGACGAGTTGGAAGCCGCAGGAGTTTTCTCCCGCGATGAGAGTGGCGCGATCTTCAGCCGCCGAATGATTCGGGATGAGCAAATTCGAAACGTCCGTGCGGCTGCTGGGAAGCTAGGCGGAAACCCGACTTTGCTTAACCAAAAGAATAACCAAATGTCCAAGCAAAAGCCAACCCCTTCATCTTCATCTTCATCTTCTACTTCAGAAGATAAAACTATCGATCAGCCTACGGCTGACGGTGGGGCTGTCGAGGACTCTCATCGCGGTGAGAATTGCAAAAAGACCGTCGCCTACACCGGTGAGTTTGAGGCGTGGTGGGCTGCGTATCCACGCAAGGTGGGCAAGCTCGCCGCATTCCGCGCCTACCAGACCGCCAAGCGCCACCTCGGGGGCGAGGCTGCCCCTCGCCTACTCGCTGGCGCTCAAGCCTACGGTGCGGCAACGGCGGGCAAGGATGAGAAGTACATCGCACACCCCACCACGTGGCTTAACCAAGGCCGGTGGGACGACGCGGCGACCGCGAGGCCGAAGGGTCCGGTGGGGCGCGACGCATTTGGGGTGGGCGGCTGATGAGCGTCGCCGACAAGCTCAACGCCGAGGGAATTCGACTGCGGAAGTACGACTCGGGCAATCACTACACGATCTGCCCCAAGTGCAGCGATTCCAGAAAAAGTATGAACAAGCGCAAGCCGTGCTTGAGCGTCGCCGTCGGACCGACGCAGATACACGGCGGGCTTCTAGAGGATGGGCGGGCCGTTTGGCATTGTTTTCACTGTGGATGGAGCGGAGGAACTGGTGGAAGGACTAACTCATTCGATTCAGGAAGGACTGGAAGCGCGACACCTCGACCCGGAGTTGGCGCTCAAGCTGGGGCTGCACGCCCTCGTTGGAACAGGTGGTATTGAGGCGCTATGCATCCCGTTTCTACGGGAAGGCAAAGTCGTCAATCGAAAGTTCCGCACGCTCGGCGGCGAGAAGAGGTTCTGGCAGGACAAGGGCGGCGTGCAATGTTTCTGGAACGAGGACATCCTCCGCGATGATTCGCTGATCAACCAGCCGCTGGTCATCACCGAGGGCGAACTTGATGCGCTGGCAGCCATTCAGGCGGGATGGCTCCGAGCAGTTTCGGTCCCGGGCGGCGCACCGGATAAGCCGCTGCCAAACGATACGAGCAAGTACACATTCCTGCAGGAGGCGCGATCCCTCCTTTCAGTCGAGCGCGTGACCACCGTCGTTCTCGCGGTCGACGGCGACGCTCCCGGCGCGAACCTGATGCACGATCTATCGGTGCGCCTCGGGCGCTTCCGGTGCAAGTACGTCACGTATCCGAAGCACCCGGAGGACCGCGAGCGGCGGCTCAAAGACCTCAACGAGGTGCTGATCCACTACGGGCCGAAGGGCGTCGCGGCAACGCTGGATCGAGCGCAATGGCTGCGCGTCGACGGCGTCTATCGCATGAGCGAGTTGCCGCCAGCACCAGAAGCGCCGGTTTACGACATCCCGATGAAGAAGCTCGTCGACCGATACAAGGTGCGGCTTGGCGATCTCGCGGTGTTTACCGGCATCCCGTCGCACGGCAAGTCGTCGGTGGTCAACGACATCTTTTGTCGCTTGGTCGACCGGTACGGGTTGAACGTCGCGTTCGCCTCGTTTGAGCAAATGCCGCAACGCGATCACCGCCGCAACCTCCGCACGTGGTTTTGCCAGAAGCCGACGAGCCATTGCGACAGCCGCGAGCTTGCTGCCGCGGACCAATGGATCGACCAGCACTTCACGTTCCTCGTGCCGAACGAGGACGAGGACGTCACCCTAGAGTGGATGCTCGACAAGGCAGAGGCGGCTGTGATCCAGCACGGGTGCAAGGTGATTGTCATCGACCCGTGGAACGAGATGGACCACGCCCGCAGCCGCGAGGAAAGCCTGACGGAGTACACCGGACGCGCTATCAAGGCGCTGCGCCGGTTTGCGCGAAAGCTCATGGTCCACGTGGTGATCGTCGCTCACCCCGCGAAGCAGCAGAAGGATGATAAGGGCGACTACCGTGTCCCGACGCTCTACGACATATCGGACTCGGCGCATTGGTACAACAAGGCAGATATCGGGGTGGTGGTTCACCGCTACCCGGACTTCACTCTGATTCGCGTCGCCAAGTCGCGCTATCACGACCTGATTGGAACCCCGGGCGACGAAGAGGCCGACTTCGTCTTTGAACAGCGGCGGTTCAATATCCGCTAGGGCGCGTCAGTTGCCCGCGTAGTGTTCGTCGGGCCAGAGCAGGTAGCTGCGATCATCTGTGTCGCCGTAGCTCTGGTAGGTCGGCTTCGACCGAAACGACCCGCCTTGGTACTGGTACATCGTCGTCCAGACCTTTAGGTACGCATCGTGTCGCTCGTCGTTGCGAACCGAATCCTTAAAGTTCGTGTACTCCATGTCGAGTAGCCTCCGCGAGATCGTCTCCATCACGCGGTGCCGCGGCACAAAGGCGCGGAACATATAGTCACGGTTCGGGGTGCGCGTGACGCGCACGTTTGGGAACACGCGCTGCAGGTCACCCTTCTTTCGACCGCGCACCAGTAGCAGGTCGCGTCCACGCAGGGGTTTGGGAACGTCGTGGGGCTTGGGTTGTACTATCGACAAAAAGGCGTCGTTCAAGAAAATCCACATTTTGCTTTCATCTCCTCTAGCAGGTCCGTGGGCGCGGCACCTGTGCCGTCCCGAAAGTTGACCGTTGTTCCAAGATTCGCTCGCGCCATCGCGGCGTTGATGCGTGCCGACCGGCGGTCTATGCGCCCCGCTTGGTACGCGGTCAGCGGGGGCTTCTCGTGTACTGGAGGTGCGTCGAGCGTCGTCGAGCGGGCCGCGCAGCCGACGCACTCGCGCCGCCGTTTGATGTAGCCCGTTCTCGGGTCGGTTTGCGTTCTAATGATCTTCGTCTGTGAGCCGCAACGCTCGCAGGGGTTTATCAGGCGTTCCATACTGTTCCATCACAAGTTTAGGTGGGCGACCGACGTACTTGCCGTCCTCTACCGCCCAGATCACTCTGACGCCGTCGCCGAACTTTTCTCGGAACTCGTCAGCAAAGGCTGTCACTTGCGGGAACTCGGTGCGGAACCTGCGGCGGGCGCGTTCGCGTTGCTCCGCGAGACGCGCCTCCTCCGCAGCCTTCTTTGCCGCCGCTGCATCTACAGCGTCGTCGAATACCGGCGATGGGTACTGGCGGCTCACGCCGCCACCTTCACCCGATCCAGCATCCGACCGGCGACCTGCTCAATCCGAAGTCGGTTCTCCTGCAGGGTTTCGCGCCGCGCTACCGCGGAGACGCCCTGCGCGAAGTCCCATACGGACTCGGGCAGCTTCTGCTCCTCGACCACGCACGTATCGATGACGTTCTTCGCAGCTTTCTCGGTGAACCCGTAGCGCCCAAGGAAC